AGAGAGCATTAGGCATTAAGGATACTACAGATAATGAAGACTTAAAAGTTTCCGTGTTAGATGGAAACGCTAATGAAAGCACATTCTTCTATATAACTTTAACAGGATTAAATCCCGGGGCAACAACTGACCCTGAACAGATAGTTCCTTACATTATAAATGTTAAGATAGATTACACACTCAAATTCGTAGAACCACAGGAAAGCAAAAATTTACCAATTCCATAAAATATTTCACTTGAACCCATTTGAATTCTTTTTCTAACTTTTTTTAGACATAATAGATCAGACAGTGCCTTGTTTGGGGGAGCGTAGCGACCCCAAATGAGAAGTCTGACATGTTAATAAAACTTAAAAAAAACCTTTATCTTTTTTAAGTTTGATTATTATAAAATACAACAAAAATAAAATGTGCCAATTGTGCCAACACTAATAATTTATATATATATAGAGTTTTTTACTATTACAGGACTTTAGTCCGCCAAAAACTCTTCATCTGTAATTTTGAAGGGTATTAACTCTTTGTTTTCATCTATAGTCCATAAATTCCATCTGTCTTTAGACATAAGACTAAATTTAGGCAAAGTGTTTGTAAAGACGAAAATTCTTGGTCTGTCAAACCTCTTCTTTTTAGGATAGTTGCGTTTGTCAAAAGCAACTCCATTCTTAATTACTTCTATACCTGAATAGAAATCACCCAAGTTATCTTTTTTAAGACCTCGTGGCATATCAAAGATATAGCAACTTTTAGTAGGTCGCCCATAAACCCACTGGTATAAGTCGTCCATCATACGATAGGGCGGGACTTCTTCAGCGAGTCCATTATACTCCATATATTCACTAAATAAAGATTTGCCACAATTTCCAGTTGGGTCAAATATTAAATCTATAGTTCTTAAGCAAAAATCTTCGGACTTAAGCATAAGTTCTTTTTGCCAAGGATATAGTCCCCAACTCTTCATTAATTCCATCTGTTTTGTTTCTATAGGCGTGTGATCCGTGTCTCGCCACGGACCAGCACGCCGTGTATCTTCTTTATCAACATAGAAACTATTATTAGTATTTTCTTTAGAGGTAGCACTTAAATGCCAAGCGAAAGGTGCTTTAAGTTCTTGTATCCTCCTTTTCTTTTTCAAAGAAAATCTGCCTTGGTAGTGTAAATAACCGGAATCTCCCTCCTCATATTGAAAAGTCCATTTTTTACAATTACCAATACACCAAATTTTAATTGCCTTATATTCTTCATCGTCGGTTGAAGAATAACTAAAATCCATCGTAGAAATCGCATTTTTACTCATTCGTATATATACTATAATAATTTAATTTATTTAATTAAACGCTGTAAAATTATTTTCTTAATTATAATTATAAAATGCCTAAAACCGTTCAGAACAAACGCCGAAATTACAGAAGAAAACGCAGAAATAACAAGAAAAAAAGGATGCTTACTAGAATCCCTCAGTATCGCAATCTTGCTCCAAATAATCTACTATTAAGAGATACATTCCAAACTCAAATTAAATTAACACCAGCAGGAACAATAAGGGGTATGTCTCACTACCCGCATGTGTGCTTCTTTAGAGCGTCAAGCGGACACAATATATTTAATCCAGTCAATACCGCAAGAGGAAGTTTCTTACAATTATCAGGAACACTTAACGATTTACAATCTCTACAATCAGCAAGTCCTATGGCGTATAGGTCTATGTATTCTCACTATTATGTGCTGGGTGCTAAAATGGTAGTTTCATTTCAACCAACAGCAAACCCTAACGGAAGTCAATTACTAATGGAAAATAATGTACAAGTAGGTTGCGGTCTCTCAAGAGATATGGCGTGGCCAACTTCAGGTACAGCGACAGGTTCTTCCTTACAATCTTTAACTCAAGCGAAAAACGCTTCAACAAGACAAATCATAGCGAGTGAAAATAATACAGCAGGAAAATATGCTCGTGCGAGATTATTTAGTGGTTATTCACCAAAGAGAGCATTAGGCATTAAGGATACTACAGATAATGAAGACTTAAAAGTTTCCGTGTTAGATGGAAACGCTAATGAAAGCACATTCTTCTATATAACTTTAACAGGATTAAATCCCGGGGCAA